CATCACTTGTTCCATTAAAATATCTTACTACACCTTGTAATGCTTTCTTAGAAGTGTTTAATGTAGCTGTTGTATTTCCATCATAGGGTTTATCAGACGCGGTAATTCCTGTCACAGTTAATTGTTTTTGACTTATAGTAATTGATGAACAAGTTACACTAGCAGCGGAATAATTTCCTGAGGCGGCTTGATTTATTGTTACGCTCAAAGTACCAACCCCAGTAATATGAATTTTACCATTTTTAATTGTTGCAGGGCCGCTATTGATTGTATAAGAAATTGCACCTTTGCTAACAGTATTTACTGGAATTATGAAATCATCATCACCATAAGTTTTTGATGGACATTGTGTTGTTATACTTAATGTTTGTGGTACAATAATCAATGTAGCGGTTTTTGTTCCTTGGTAATTAGGATTGTCAATTGTTACAACTACATTATAAGTACCTGCATCAGTTGGTGGTGTTGTGGAACCGTTATATGTTACAGTATAATTTACACTTACTCCTGGAATACTAACAGTTACAGGTTTAAGATTACCATCATAAGTTTGACTTAAATTACTGATATTAATTGTTCTTGATGCTTTTAAAATTGTAAAAGTACCAGTTGTAGACCCGCCATAAAAATTATCATTGATAGTAGCTACTACATTATAAGTTCCCGCATCAGTTGGTGGTGTTGTAGAACGATTGTATTTTACAATATAAGATAAACCACTTGGTTTTGTAATAGCTGTTGTTATATATGGATCACCATCATATGTTTCAGTATTCAATTCACTCAATATTATATCTGCCGGAATTTTGTCTATATTTACGTCTTGATTATTTATAAATGTTTTGTCACTTATTACCAAATTTGAATTACCGTCATCAACAACATTATAAGTTTGTCCTTGAATTTCATGTGTAATTACAACTGATTTTGGTATAACTTTTTCCCCAAACTTATTTTGTGGTATATTAAAAGTAGAAATTTTATTAGGAAGACTTCTATTTACTTTTGAAGAGTCTAATGATTCAAGTCCAAATATTTTTGTTGGATCTTGACTTTCTTTATAAAATAAATGCTTTGTAGTAGCATATAAAACAGTTTTATATGTACCATCAAGGTTCTTTTCAGACAAAACTGGATCATAATAAAAACTACCAGTTGGAGATATTGATCCTGATAAATTTACACCTTCTCTGAATCTTAAAAAATCATCTTGTTGTTGTTGAAGAGCAATTGCAGATGAAATGTATGTATAAGGTGATACAGTTCCGTCATTGTATTCTTTAAAAGTCAATGATAATGAACCACTAACTGATCCACTTTGCCACAGTATTAGATCCTTATGAATTTTATTCTGAGGATTCCATGTTTTGGCAGCAGTGAAAGGTGTGGTTCTAATGTCATTTTTTTTAAGTGACTTGATCATTTTTTAGAAATCCAATCTTACCTTAATGAGAGATTCATTATCAAAGCTCTTCATCACAGGTTGACTTAGTTTTGCAACTGCAACCAATTCATTTGAATCATTATACAAACCAACGGTGGTTATATAACTTTGTGGATTTGTAAAGAATTGGTTGAATCTTATGGTACCTGCTTGTTTTCCATCTGTTCCATCTGAAACAAATGATGGATTGTTTGAATAATTAAATTCTTGATTTTTTACTCTCACAAAATAATGTTTAGAAGGTAAAAATTCTGATTTTCTTGCTTTGAAATATTTTGTAGTACATTTTGTTATTCCGTCTATCAATTTCTTTTGATATAAACCATATGATGTAGGATTTGTACCAGTAAAATCAGTAATACCTGTTAACGAACTGACCTTTTCTGAATTTAATATAATAGTACCTGTTTTTGGATACAATGTACCAATACCATAATATAAAGCAGTTACTTTTCCACCGTTTGTGTATGGTGTAGGAATTCCGTTTACAATACTGCCTGAAATGACATTATAAGAATCAGCAATTTTGCCTGTTACGGATGAATCATCTATGAATGTAAATTGTCCATTAGATCCACTTAGACTAAATTCAATTTGACCTTCATCCAATTTATCTTTGTATTTGTTTACGGTAAAAGATATTGCATAAATACTTGAACCTGTAATTGTTGTTGTTGAATTTGCAGTTACAGTAGATGCGGTTGCAAACGTAAATATTTTTTGTGTGGATGGCAACAAAACATTTGCATATTCACTGTATATTGCTTTTGTTGGATAAATTTTTGAAGTATTAATATCAGTTTGTGAACTGCCTGATCCAAAATAATTTCCATACGCAACTGCAAAGAATGGTTCACCTGAATAATACACGTTGTTATAATACAATCCGTTATAAACATTAAAAACTCCTGAGCCTGTTGCAACAGTTTGTGTTGGTGATGTATAAAATGCAGATTGTAACGCAGCAATATCACCTGATGTCCACATCGGAGAAGATACTTGATTTACTCTTCCTACAACTATATCAGTTGAATCAAATTTTTTAAATATCATATTTCAAAAAAGGTTATACAGTTACGGTTACAGGTATTGTAATACTTCCACCGCTTTCATTTCCAATTATAGTCAAATTAGTAGTTGTTGTAGTACCTACACCAGTATTTGGAATAAACTTAAATTTTAGTCCAACTACAACTTGTGAAGTTTCAGCTGAAATTCCTGAGAAATTAGTAACTGTACTTGACAATGTATTAGCTGTTACTGTTTCAACAGCAACCAAAGTACCAACGTTCTTATTTGCTAGTATTGCAGTATAACCAAGTGTTTGATTATATGTTGGATTAGTTGATGGTGAGATTGATAAGTCACCTGTATAGGTAGCTGGTACGGAAATCTTATCAATGTTAAGAGAAATAATTGGAATTACGGTTACACCTTGATTTAAGGTTACCAATTTATATTTCATCAATTGGGTTTCATCAAAGAAAGCTTCAAAAATTGGTGTATTTCTCAATGCAAAATCATTGTAAGCAGTACCTTGAGGGTGATTTGGTTGGTATAATCCATAATCAATTTCATCATCCGCTAATGCAAATGCGGTAATGTTCAAATTTCCATTTGTAGCCAACAGTTCTCTTCCTTTTTTTGTTAGAGTAGCATCTACAATGATTGTTTTATTGTCTAAATATGCCATATTCTATAAATAGTTTAAAATTAAGATTTCTTATTATTTTATATAACAAAAACGCTTTGACTCAAACTAAGACTTTGAGTTAACACTGGATTATAATCATTTTCAATACCAGATCCGGTAATTTCATACGGACTTAATATCGTAGTAGTATTAGTATTTCTTGATTTTACATATATACTACCTTCATCAAAGTTAGACAAACCAAGATTGGTATTTGTTATTGAAAATGTTATTTGAGTACCATAATTTTTGGTTCTAAATTCACCGTTCGGAGGATAAAATAGATTAATTCTTTCTAGTGAAGACGTTAAATATACAGAGAATTTAGATAATGGTTTGTTCTTGTATGATAAATGTTGAACAGGCAATAAATTATATATTTCAATTGAAGAAGATATATTTGTTATATATGGATCACCATACAAATTGTTGCTGTTATAAGAACTTCCTGCTGGAACTGATATAATCTTATTTATTGGATAAGAAACAGGGCCAGTATTGCCATTATCAGTATATACATCTTGATATTCAGTTACTTTATATAAATAAGATGTAGATAAATTTCTTGAATCAAAGTATTTATATCCGCCTTGATTGTAAGAAAATAGGTAATAATCATCTAAAGTATCAGGAATATATCCTTTGTTCAAATTAGATGGTCTTGAGAATCCAACTTTTTCCGCACATGTTATGGTAGATTCATACTTATCAGAAGTTTGTAATTCAATTGTTATTGGAGATGGATTTTTCTCTATAGTTGCATCTATTGGAGGAACAACTTCTCTTACAACTGGTTTAGATTGTAATTTTGGTCTTTCAAGAATAGATGGTTCAATCAGAACACCAGTTAACAATTTAACTCTTGCTGGTATTACATTCTTGATTACATCAAATACAGAAGTATCAAAATAACTTCTAAATACCGTCATGAATTCTTGATACAATACTGTTTCTCCTCCGTAGGTGTAATATGTGTCTGATAAAGTTTGTAGACTCTTATATTTTGATTCATACAAATATCCAGGATCAGCAATATCACTAACAATATCATGGTCACCCAAAAAGTCAATTATGTCATCATCTTTTACTTTGAATGGAGAAACAAATACACCTAACAAATTAGAATCAGGAGTTAATTGACTCATGTTTCTTGCTACACTTTGAATTGGAGATGGTTGTGTCAACAATGTTTGTTCTACTTTTCTAACTTTTTCATTATTGTATTTGTTTGGACCGTATTGTGGGATTGTAGATGCTTGTACAACATCAACTTCTTCAAATTGATATGGAAATACTGATTGTGAATAGTACGTACATGAATTTGATTGTGTTACACTGTTGTATGTGAAATTATGTGCAGTGCCAGTGTAACCAACTTCTTTTATTTTATCCTCTGGAAAATATGGTTGAATTGAAGTTGTGGTACGCAAATCAACTGGATAATCAAAGTTGTATCTGAAAATTAAGTTACCCCATGTATTTTCACTTTGGTTGTTACCGTAATATCCGTAATTTTTACTATATTGAGTAAAATCATATTCAGTCAAACTGTTTTTAACTAACAATATTTTATCAAGTAGTCCAGTAAATTTATTTGTTGAACCTGGATAATTACCAAAGTATAAAGAACCATCATTATAAAATGTTTCATTGTATGTTCTTGTCAAGAAAATACTAGAAGAATGAGAAAATGATTCTCTGTCATCTACATATGAATTTACATAAAGATCATATTTAGTAGGAAGATAGTTTTCACTAGATGAAGAATCAAAAAATGAAGAAGTATCGTTTCTTTTCAACATTACGTTGTAAAATCTGTCATTATTAAATACAGGAACATCTTGTATTTTTACAGTCTTGTCCAAAAATGTAAAGTAAACATCACCGTAATCAGATTTTATTGATTTTTTTAGATAAATTGACCAATCTGAATCTTTTTTTACTAAATTTACAATTTCATTTTGATTGTATTCCTTATTTAGTTTAAATGTAAATTGTAAAGACTTAGCTGAACCTGTATATGGTAATTGTATGTATTCATTTTTTGAATTGTATTTGGTGAAGAAATATTTTTCATCATACAAATAACTTGATACTTTAGAATTTTCAATTTTACTGCCACCAAATTCTCTGATACTTAAAATGTTCAATGGAATGCCATAACAAGACATTAACAAGTTTATACATTCAGATGTACCTTTTGTTTTATAAATGTATGGAAGTGTATCTAAAACACGTTTCCATATCATTTCATTTTTATCTTTAGCAGATATTGATTGAGAACCTGAATTTGCACTGTTAAGATAATTTGTCACCAAACTCTTGTTGGCAAAATCAGTTGAAGTATTCCAACCAAATGAATTTAATAGATAATAAATGATATCAGGTAAGTAACTATCTCCTGAATTTGTATCTTTTGAACTTAAAATTGGAAATGATTTAATGTATTGATAAATGTTATCAAAGTGATGTCCTACCATTGACAAAAATACCAAATAATCATTGTTATTTTCATCCATCTTGATATATTCTGGAGTATTATTTACTAGACTATCTCTATTGTTTATATCATATTCTTCTGCGTCATAAACATAAGTATAATAATTAGAGTTTGTATCAGATATACTACCAGAAACCAAACTTTGACTTCTATACAAATAACATTCAAATCCATCAAATCCATTTTTGATTGATAAACTTTCAGCTGTATATGTATTGTATTCAGTTGAATATGATGCACTTAAAACAGCTGTACTGGAATTTACTGCAGATTCAATTGTTGCCAAAGTACTATCTAATGTACTAAGTCTATTTAGTTTGTTTTTAAATATTTTTATTCTTAAAGCCGCAGATGAAAATAGTATAAAGTTTGAAAAATTTGAATAATCAACATCTAATGTTGCTAATTTTTTATTGATATTGATTTCAGTTTGAGTATCTTCACTTAAATCTGGATCTAGTGATGAAACATTATCAATTGTATTTTGGTTTGAATTTACAATCTTGATTGAAAAATTAGGGCCAGAAATCTTATAATTTTTAGATACCGTTTCTTTTATTAAAATTACATTTTGTACAAAAGGAGTAATACTAATATTTGATATCCAACATGTTGACTTTGTACTGTAATTAAATGATAATGGTTCATCTAATTTTACTAACAATGTTGCGTGTGTATCAGTTGATTCCTTACTAGAATCATATGAATGATCTATAAATTTAACAATTACACCGTTACCAAAATTTATTCCATTCTTATAATAAGAATAAAATTTGTTAATAAAATTATATTCTAATTTTTTAATTTCAACTTGTACAAATTGATCCCAAACAATTGAAGTGATCAGATTTATTGCATCTGTAAGATCAACATTGAAAAAATTAATAACGTTTAATTGATTTACATATTCCTTCTGTACAATATACTTAAGTTGAACATATAAATCATCAAATGTAATTATATTCTTTGAGTATGTGTATAACCAGTACTTTATAAAATTCTTAACACCAAATAAATTCTTGAATGTAATTTTATTAAACAGTTCAATAGTAGAAGAATCAATACCGTTATAAACGTTATTTATAAAAGTTATTGCGTCTTGATCACTCTTAAAACCAAATGATTTTTTGAATGTATCAATTGATTCAGGTGAAGTTTTTTGTATGGATTTATATGTAGAGTCACAGTTATAATTGAACAACTGTGAATTTAATGTATCAGTAATATCATTTACTAATACTAATTTTCTAATAAATGATTCATAATACAAATTCTGATATAATTCTTCATCTGTTTTTGGAACTTTATTGAAGGCAGGAACCAATTTCAATTCAGTTCTTGATGGGGAAATTTCAGATATAATTAACGGAAATGACTGATTTCCCGCAACGTTTCTTAGAAAATTATAAGATGCAACGTGTTGACCATCAAATACATTTGATGAGGAAAAATCAGATTGAATATCAATTAAGAAGTTGTTTTTATAACTAATATAATCTGTCTTTGTTTTTCTGTATGAGTAGTTTACTTTTTTGTAATCAACGTCAGTATAACTTCCCACATCTGATATATAAATGATTTTTGGTTCTTTATATGTCCATCCGTTTTGAACTCCGCTTAAATTATAATAAGAAAATTCTACTACATCTTTCTCTGATTTACCAAAGAAACTTTCACTTATGTTCGTGTTTATGTTATATACACTAACATCCGTTTCATTAAAATAATAAGCGGTGTTAACACTTGATGTAAAATTTGTTACTGTTGGATATGGAAAATTCATTGTGGTTCAAGTCTTGAAATTATATCATTTAATTTCTTGTTTGCGTCATCTCTTTCAGATTGTAACTTTTGTATAATATATTGAATTTCATCTGCATTTTCAGCTGTAATTGCTAGTTTATTAGTTGCAGGATCAGTATCTGTAGGTTGATTGAATATATCATTCATATTAATATCAATAACGGCATTAGACTGTACTGTTGGTATAAACTCTTGAAATGTAACTTGATTCAATTGTTCAATTTTTTTAGAATCATAAACAAAATCATTCAGTGTAAAAGAAATATACTCAGAATTAAAACTAGGATTGTTGGCATCAATTGTAAAGTTTCCGTAAGAATCAACTTTATACTCATAGGTGCCATTGTTAACATAATCCTCAATTTCTTTTTGGTATGACATAATTATCTTGTTATTTTAAATATATTACCATTATCAAATATATCAGTTTGATTATTAAATGTTGTTTTAATTAAAATTCTATAAAATCTTTCAACAGGCAAACCAGTAGTGTCTATTTTAAAGTAATGAATATTACCATCAGAACTTAATTTTGTATTTTCATCAAAATCAACTACAATATTTTCACTTTCATTGTCTTTGATACAATAATAAGATGCAGATGGCAACAAACTTGAACTCAAATAACTGATTTGTTGATATCCTTTTACAAAATTCTTTAATGGAGATTTTTCCCTAGCAAATACATTAATTCTAGGTACAGTACCAAATTTATATTCTTTTGATAGATTTTGTACTACAACTGTATATGGTATAGTTCCAGTTAATGGAACCATACTGCCTGTTGTATATACACTGTCATCCCATGAAATATCAATATAAGGTTGATAAATGGTATTGGTTTCTTTACTAAAGAATTTGATTGTGCTGTCAATTCCATTTGTTGTAACTGTTTCAAGTGAACTTACTAAAATTATACCTTCATTTGGCACACATCCACACAACCATCCTTTAACAATATTTGTAATATCCATATTGATATCAGATGTTGTATAATCAAATGATTGTGAACAAACCAAAGAACTACCAGTTGTAACATTCAAACAGAATGAAGAGGATTTGTATTGATATGTTGATGGTACTGTTTCATACCATGTACCTCCTTCATTTATAAATGATGATGTATTTGGTACAGGGTAAATACCTGAATCAAACCATAAAGAACCGCTATCACCTGCATAATTTCTGTAATTCCAACTTGCACCTACTAAATTTCCTCCCGTTGAATATCTACCAGTTCCCATATCCCAACTTTGACTTATAGGATATCCATAGACTTTGTAATCTACTGGAATTTCACTTACACTAGATGCTTTTAATTTTAAATTAAATTTTACGCTGTTGTTTATTGAATTATTAGAAACAGAGGCGGAGATAGTATTTAAATCAAATCTAATTAAAATTCTACTATAATCAGGAACGTTTGTGTAAACCGTATAAGGAACATATAAACTTTGTGAACCAACTGCGTAACCATATATGTCTCCTGTAAAATCACGTACACTTCCACTTGCATTATAAATTGATCCTGTGAAATTACCAATTAATGTGTTGAAATCAGAGATAGGATAATCACGTTCAATAATACTACCTGAAAAACTTCCACTGAATCCACTTATGGTGCCACTAACATTTGTCAAATTAACATTTTGTGGACCTGATTGTCCATAATTAATTCCATTCAAAGTTGAATATCCATATGAAGGCATTCCAATAAATGTTCCAAAAAAGCTACCAGTTCCTTTTGCACCATCAAGTAATGATCCAGTAAAAGTTATGGATGCGGAACTATGGAATTTTAAATTTCCGTATCCATATGAAGTACCACCATCTAAATTTGAAGCACTAACAGATCCTGAGAATCCTGAGACGGATTGATCATAAAAAGAAGCAGTTAATGATGCTGATTGATACAACAATAAATCTTTTTTAACGTGTGGGTAAGATCTTAATTCCAAAATTTCATCAATACCAAAGTTTTTGTTGGCATATCCAACTTCATTGGTTATGTATGTATCTTTTTGTGGATATAAAAATGTATGCATATTATACTACGTTTCCTTTGATATCTATGTCAGGGTATTTGACTTCAAAAACGCATGGATCTAATGAAGGGTATATTATTTTATTTTTTGTTGCGGATAAAATGTCATATTCATGTGGTGAATAGTTACCATCTTTAGCAGTTAAGTTTACAATTTCAACATTTGTTAAAGATTGTACACCTTCTACTCTTGCAATTTCTAATTCCAATTGACTCAAATTAATTGGTTGTGAAAAACTCCACTTGTCAATGTTAAAAAAATCTTTTACTTTTAGAATACAATTATTTAACACTTCTTTTTTGTTATAATTGTTATATGTTAAGATTTTAAAGTTCACACCAATATTAATAATATATCCATCAATAATATTGACACCATCAGTTAGAAGTCTATATTTTTTTAAATATTGTTTTATGTTATAGAATAAAGCTTCATTAATTTGAGTTAGATTTTTATTTTCATTATATCCAAGAACATACAAATTAACTGAAAATGGATTTGTTACATCATAATTAATTTTTCTAAAATAATTATCTACTGAATTGTTTGTATCAGTAGTACTGTTATTATAATCAACAAATCCGGATACATCATTTTTCAAATTCAACACCAAATCTGTATCAGATGTTATATAAGCTTTAGCAATTGAACCATATTTTGGTGGCATTGCATAAGTTCTAATCAAATAATCATCCTTGGTTACAGATCTATTTTGAGAAGCAAAATTCAAAATAGCATTTTGTTTAATTTGATCAACAGACTCTTCATCCGCACCGCCAACTGCAGCAGTATAATTGTTTACTCTTAAAGTTTGTTGTACTGTATTAAATAATGTTTGTTCATCTGGATTTAAAGATGTTGCATCATTCAATAATTGATATGAACTAATTCTAGTAATTTCATTTGCATTACAATTTGAAAGTGATCCGCCACCAATTATATAATTGATTGTTAATACTGTATTTGCTGGAGCAGCACCAAATGTATTTGTCTTTAAGAAATTACTACCGTCCAATGAAATGTCTGTGTTTTTTATATTTGACAATCCAATACCAACAATAGAAGCATTTGGATAAACTATTTCATCTGAATAATTATCTAAACCAGGACCAAATTCCAAATAAGTTGTATTATCTGCAGTAACACTGGTTATATACTTTCTTGAAGTTTTTAGTGATTTTATGATCTTTGATACTTCAGCTTTGTAAACATAGAAATTTTCATCAGTAACTTGAGAATTATCTACATCAGTAAAAATTACATCTTGTGCCAAATAATCAGCTTCATACCATTTATTATTATCTTCATCTACAACTGAAATTATGTTGACTACATTTTTTTCTTCAAGTACAATTTTATAGTATGGAGTAGCAGCACCAACAGTAAAATTTTTAGTTACAATCTTACCAGCAAATGCTTTAGCAGTTTTTCTCAACAAGAAAAATTGTGGAACTCCCAATGAATCTCTAGAATAAACACTAACTTCTCTCGGAGAAAATTCAGTCTCAACTGAAAAATCAACTGGTTCACTTATAATAAAATTTTGATTGGAGTTATTTATTAACTCCATGTTTTCTCTAATTGATAAACAATATTTTTCATCAGGTACATAATTTCCATCAGAATCAACCTTTGATGGAATCAATTGAAATAATTCAATTTCAGTTATAGATGATTTGGTTGGAGTAGTTTTGTATCCAAGATATTTAGCCAACGCAATTACATTCTTACGTTCTTCAGAATATGGCATCAATGATTCTTTGAACTGATAATCAATGTAGTATGATAATACATCACCTACATATGAGGCTTGTTCAATAAACATTGTACCTGGGGAACTTTCACTAAAATCTTTGTATGTTTTAGGAAAATAGTTCTTTGAAAATTCAATCAAACCAGCTTTAAATGACGCAAAATCTCTATTGAGATATCTGATATCTTTATTAAGAGGTTGAAAGGATTTTGGTTGTTTTTCTGCCATATTATTATAAATTGCTTGTTACAGTTAATCCAAGTACATCAGTTTGATTGTTTACCGTAAATTGTATTTTAATGTTTATTATATAATTATCAGTGTTCTTGTTTTTTTGAGCGGTTGTAATGTCTAAAAATACAGTATTTACAATTACATTTGGAAACCAATAATTCATATCCTCTTTAATAACATTCTTTAAAATATCATCAAACCCCTCAATATTTTGTTCAAATAGATAGTTGTATAATTTTGTTCCAAACTGAGGGTTAAATCTTCTTTCACCCGGTCTGGTATTGAAAAAATTAGTGATATTGGCTTTAATTTGAGTTAGAGTGTCATATGACTGCTCAAAATACCCATTTATGCCAGATTTTAAAGGTAATGTTAAACCAATTGGATTCATATTATGACATTGATACTAAACCACCACCAATTGCTCCTGATGACTTTTTCTTATCAACCGCTTTCATTAATTTTCTAAAGTCTCTATTAATGACATTAAGAACTTTAGATTGTTCTTCATTAACTGGTGTGATTTGTTGTGACGTTTGCACTGATTCATTAATATTAATACCATTAGAAGCTTCACTTTGTAATGCTCCCATTAGTCCTACATAAGCACCTTCTCTTGGAACTCCACCAATAGTTTCATTCAATACAGCATTTAAAGCGTCATTATTTGTATATTTCTTAAATGTCTTTTTTGCTGGTTGTACGTTTTCAGTTGGTTTTTGTGAAACTTTTGGTTTTTCTAAGTTTTCACTGACCGTTGGTTTACTTTGACCAGTTAATATTTCACTCAAAATATTAGGAATAAGAGTTGGAAGAGACTTTTGAAGTTCTTCCTTTACTACTGATCTGATTATCTCTTTTAATTCTTGTGTTTTCATACTTGTTGATATTATATAATTATATTTTACTATATACCAAAATGTTTTATTTATTTACCAAAATTAACTTGGTTTTATCATGGATGCTTGTACTGAAAGTGGTGTACCAGGCACAATAGGTACAATTTTAAGTTTGGGTATTGTTGGAAATGATGGTGGTTTGATGATTGATGATATTGGAGGTACATTTGGAACTGGAACCTTTGGTATTGAAGGAATACTAGGCGCAGTAGGCAAATTTGACATACTTGGAAGTGTTGGTGTAGTTGGTATAGTAGGAATTGATGGTACTGATGGTATTGAAGGAGGTGATGGTAATGAGAATTTTGGTACTGATGGAACAGTAGGTATAGATGGTACGGATGTTGGTATATTTGTCTTTAAATTTTTATACGTTGATGTTTCTGTAAATGTTTTTTTATAATCAAGTCCAGATACTCTTTTTAAAGGCAATTTTGGCGCACTTGGAAGAGGAGGAATACTTGGTAAGCTAGGAGTTGGTACAGAACCTAGTGGATTTTGTAAGTTTAATGATGGTGGTGTAGGTAAAGTATACATAAATTAACTCCAAGTTGATGGATTTGGACCTCTTGTTTTACCATTATAACCTCCAGGAACACCACTTCCATTAAATACATTAATATCAGTTGGCGGAGTTCCTCCTTCAATAGAACCACCGTTTCTTCCTGGAGCGTAACCGCCTCCAGTTAAAAACACTCTTTTACTTAAAATTTTATCAAGACTGTCTCTCCAAGCTTTCAATTTTTCTTGAGGAGTTGCAATTTGATTGGTTAATTGTGTTGGATAATCTGCTATTTGACCAGATTGGTCCGCAGGAGTATTTGTTGCGGAAGTAATATGTTCATGATATTGCCAGTGAACGTGATCCAATATTAAATCTGCAAGGTCATATAGAAAGTCAACTGTTGTTTGACCTAACAAAGCGGGTTCATTTGTTTGATCATATTGACCTAGATATATTGCCGGACTGTTAATCACTGTTTTTGTGTTTGTGGTCATTACTATCTGACCATGAGAGTCAACTGTATATTCATTGTCTGTTACAATTCCATATCTCTTTTTGGAATAATGTATAGTTTCTCCATTTCTACTGCTTACAATTATTCTATCACTATTAATTACAATTTGGTCTCCAGTAAGTATTGGCGGTCTAAATTTAGTACAACCTGGCGGAGAAAATGCTGCTACTTCTTCTTTTGAAACTGAAGGATCTTGAAATATTTTCTTTTGGCATGTTGATTTAAAACTAGATTCAGTTAATCCTGAAGTTATATGAATAGATGTACCGTCTTGATTAATATCTTCTGATACATATCCACCTGCATTTTTTTCTGAAACATCAGGTGTAGGTTTTGAAATGTTCTTTTGTCTGTTTCTAATCAAAATCATTGGATTTCCAAATCCAGCCAATTTATTGCTTACTGGATTTACATCACCATCTTTGTTATAATAATCTGCATATTTTGGATCACCTATATCATTGTCTCTTATACTATCATATGCAGAAAACCTAATAGACTGTCCATGTCTACTTTCAATTACAGTATCACCTTCAAATCTTTTTACTGAACGTATCTTTCCGTTTGATTTGAAATATCTACCCAAAACAGTTACATTACTTGTATTCTTATATTGTTTAGAAGTTAAATATGAAACTGGTCCCTTATACAAAACATCTGGATCAGTTGGATTATTTTTTATTTCTCTATTTCCTCTGTTTAATCCAACTCTTTTTTCAAATGTAGGATTAGCATCATTATTTGGAAATCCTGTTATATTGATTTTTCTGGTATAATAAAAATTACCAAGATAATTTACTACTGATACAACTTCATTTACAAGTGGATATTCAGTTATACCTGTATTTTCTAATGGTAATGCCCATGGTAATTTTTCTTTTTCAACTGTTTTATGAGTACTAAATGGTCTGACTAATACTCTACCAATCCATGTATAATCTTTATCATTTTGATCCGCAGGTTTATCATTTGCAGCATCTGGCCATTCTGTTGGATTAATATTAATTTTTGTTTTGAATATTGGATGTGAATCATCAAGGATTACGTCCAACACAACTGCTGGTTCAAATTGTAAAGATGAATTCAAAGATGAATCACTAAATGAACCAATTCTTATTGCTGCTATTACTGAATTATAATCTGAATATCCTGACATATTATTTCTTTGAGTTTATTTCAATTGGAGTATTGATTTCTTTTGTAATTTTTTCAACTTCACCCATCAATTGTTTGCGTTCATCTTCACTCAATAACATTCCCATATTACCGTCTTCACCTTGACTTTGACTACTAATAATACGTTGTACCACTGCGGCTAATTTGACAAGTTGTTCATCATTTCTGACTGAAACGTCCAAATAATCCTTAATTAGTGGTACAACTACTATTGCATCATTAGCGGTTTTAATCATACTCCGAAGATCAGATACCAAAATATCAATTTGGTCCTTCTTCTGTTCAGAATTAACAACCACATCTTTAAGTAAACTAGAGTATTTTTTACCCTTATATAATTCAAAATCTAAGTCCATGACTATAAATATTGAAAATACCTTGTTTTACTTAAATTTATCTAGCGTACATCTCTTGTTTTAATGTTCCTCTGTCTAAATAAGATTTGGTAATAGTATTTTGGTACTGTTTCATCTTATTAATTACTTTGGTAATCTGTTGAGTCTTGCAAGAAGAAATTTCTCTAATATACAAATATAACGCTTTTTTATTGAAAGAATCAATTCTGTCACTGTTTCTGAATAGTTCAATTACGGCATTAGCAATATTTAAATCACGTTGTTTGGTGAATATTTTACCAATATTCTTTTCCCAATAATCAACCATCAATTTCATAAATTCACTGGTTTCCAATTCATCATGATAAGAATCAGTGGTTTGTAAACAAACCGTTGTATCACTTGGCGTTTCACTGATATCAACATGTTGATTGAATCTCTTGTAGTTATTATTGTTGTGGAATATTAGATAGTTTTTAGCAACAATACTGAAATAACTAAAGGCTTTACCTTTACCCTCTTCAAACTTATGCATGTTTGCTACTAAATGTGCAATTGTTTCCTTTTGAATTTCAATAGGACTGTTATCAAAATAAGTAAATTTAAATGTATTGAACACGTTTTCTACCAATTTATCAAAACAAGGCTTAATTTTTTCAACATAAATTTCATTTCTAATTTCTATGTCTTGTTCATTATTATACTGAATAATAGCCTTTTCAGTATCTGTAGTAAAATACATTTTTTCTCCGCTCTTCTTTTTTCTCTTTTTTGGTTCAGAAACAATCACAGGAGTGATTGATACGGCAGTTTCTGTTAGTTTTTTTGACTTCTTTGATTCAACAATTTTTTTTGGTTTAATTGTTTTTATTTGAATCTTTTTCTTTGGTTTTACTACTTTTTTATTTGATTTATTTTTAATATTTATTGTTTTTTTCTTTGATTTAAGTCCAACAGTTTTTGAATTTTTCATTCAGTCCTTTCCTTTAATTTTTCAATTAACTTCACCATCTCAGAAAAAACAAAACCTACATCATCATCTTTTTCAAACATCTGCTTATCATCTAAATCTTTTAATTTTGAATATGTGACGGATACTTCTTTTTTAATGTCTAATAACCAATTTTGGTATGTTTCTATTTTGTCAAGATTGATGTCTAATGCATAACCTAAAAATATGTTAACACAAATAGAAACGGTCAATAACACTGATAGTATAATAATCATAATTTTTATTCTGATAGGTCAGAATCATCATCTAGATAATCTGACATATAATCCAATACCTCATCAACCAAATCCCAGTTTTCACTGTTCTTTGCTTCATTTAGAAGCGACATTATTTCTTTAATATCTGCAATATCCATATATATAATTTAGACTGATATCTAAATATATAAGATAATAAGTTAAAAACAACATTTTTATTCAAAAATGTTAATTTTATTTTATTAGAAACTAAAATGTGGTGCTTTGTTAGATGGAACCTCCCTAATAACCTCTTTTTCCACAATCTTTTCAACGGGAACTTCTTTAATTTCAGTAACTATCTCTTTAATTATTTTTTCATTTTTAACTTCTTCTTCTGCTTCTTTTTTTGCTTGTTCCACTATAGATTCTACATTTTCTGCTGGTTCAGTTACTGAGTCTTGATGTTGATATATTTTAATATCATCTTTTTCTTTTGTCTTTTCAACCTTATCAGTAAAATTCAATGTAGTATTATACGCCAGTAATAAACATATAGCTAACGGATCAAATACTGATATAAGAGCAACAATAAACCAAGTAACCCCAGTATTCATATTTACTTTGAATTGTTCTGAAATAAATTTAAATGTTTGTATATCCTTCTTACTTCCAGCTTCTAATTTGATTTCAGCAATTTTCTTATCAAATGATTGCAATTCATCAATTCCTTTTTGTATTTTACTATTTTCAGATTCAATATCTTTTTCACTCTTGTCTATCAATTCTTTTGTTTGTTCTTGTATTTGAGCTAATTGAATTGGATTACGACTAATAACCACATTTGTCATACTCTCACCCAATCTTGCTTCTTGACTGTTTCTTAAAGCAACAATAGATTCAATTCTTTTCTTTGCAGAATTGATTTTATCTTCAGTATATTTTTTCTGATCATTGATAACCAAAATTTTATCTTCTGCCAACTTACTTTCAATTGCTGATTGTTGATATGCAGATGTCAAATAACCAAAAACACCAAGTGAAGTAATAATCATCAAAATCACAACCGCAGAAATCAAGTATATCTTTAGTAATAACTTAGTTTTTGTCCAATATCTATATAAAAAACTTGTAGCAACTAATTTGCCTATTTCAAGTGAACTTGCCATAATCATAGATGCTATTGCAGATCCACTAAACAACATTCCAATACCAATTATACTGAAAAAAGCAGCACAACTTGCTATAAATAATGATGATATTCCAACAAGTCTTTCAAATTTTAATAAATCTTTCATGCGTATATACAGTTAACTATTTAGTAAAAAATTTGAATTTTTACCATTCAAGTATTACTTGTCCATGTGATCCACTTCCACCATTAATCACTCCTACAGATGTGAATGAACTTGCGCCACCGCCACCACCACCAGGATAATCACCGGTATATCCATGCCATGATGAACTTGGATTAATAGAAATTGATGGATTTTGTATACCGCCCATACCACCATAAAAACAACATCCACCCGCAGAACCTGATAAAGTTGTAGATTTTTCTCCATCCGCACCAGAATATATAAAAATACTTCCAGAACATAGTGCAGATGATCCACCGGAACCGCTATTTGGATTCAATACTCCACCTTGACCACCACCACCACCTGCAGCATAAGCCAAATAAAAATTATCTGTTATTTTATAACAATAAGAATCTGTTCCGTTTTGACCAGAACTACCATATGCTCCTGATCCGTTTGATGATCCGGTTCCTGGAGCACCACCAGCACCAACTACAATTGTGAAAATAGTACCTGCGGTGAAAGAAGAAGTTCCTTGAGCAGCTGCGCCACCACCACCTCCTGTACCTCCGTCATTTATACCAGTTGATGTTGCGCCAGCACCGCCGCCGCCGGCACCAATTGCAGTAGCTCTCATAGTGAATGGTCCGCTGCCTGATAGAACAGATAAGTCATTCTTTTTGATTTGGAATGAATGTGTACCTGGTGTTGAAAACACTACTTTACGTTTTGGTGTAAATACGTTTAGATATGATGCGGTAATTACATATGATGCAGTAACTGCATTAGTTGAATTCAATGACTGTAAAGCATATGAACTACTTATAGCAGTATTTGCAACAATACTGATGCTACTAGTATCTGCTAAAAATGATATAATACTATAACTGCTTGTTACAGCTATTGATGATGTCAATGCGTAACTACTACTTAATGAAAGTGAACTTGTTTGACTGTAACTTGCACTTATTGATGAATAACTTTGGTTTGCTACTTGTGAATAAGATGAAGTAATTGAGTAGGTTGATTGATTTACGTAACTACTTGTTTGTGCAAATGAACTGGTTACTGAATAACTACTAGTTTCTACATATGAACTGGTAACAGAAAAACTTGCGGTAGATGAATTTGGATATGATAAACTTGCAGCAGAATCTGCATAACTACTTGAATATGCAAATGCTCCACTAATTGAATAACTTGAAGTAGCAAGATTATCAGAAGACAAATAAGAAGCAGTCAATGCAAATGAAGAAAATGATGAAGAATTTGCATTACCACTTATACTTCCTGTCAAATTTCCAATAAATGATCCAGAAGATAGTCCATAAAATGATCCTGTAAAGCTGCCTGTTGAAATGAAAGATTGAAATTGATATACTAAAACTCTATATGTTGATGCTGTAAACGCAGGAGCTTCATAGTCTGAAACTATTGGGAAATAATTAGAACCGCTCATGTTTGAGGCGGAAATT